ATCCTATGTTGATCAACTCATCAAAGATTATTATGATAATTATTTAGAAAATACATTACTAGAAATACAAAATATTAAGAATAAACTTAAATTAGCTAATAATGATATAAAAATGAATAGTGATACTGATACTATTCATTGAAGGGTTACAATAGATAATATACACGATTGTCAACCCTCTGTCAACATTTTTTTTTAGTTGACAGACATCTTTTTTTATCTTATAATCTTATAATCTGTAGTAACATATTAGGAGAATTATATGCCTAAGAAAAAAGGTGATCATTATGTAGACAATAAAAAGTTTTTTGTTGAGATGATCAAATATAAAACAAAATGTGATGAAGCGATTAATCAAAATATAGAATTACCGAGACCTTCTGACTACATTGGTAGTTGTATAATGAAGATAGCATACAAGTTATCAAACAAACCTAATTTTATAAATTATCCATTCAAAGAAGATATGATAGCAGATGGTATAGAAAATTGTATAACTTATATTAAAAACTTTGATCCAGAAAAATCTAACAATCCATTTGCCTATTTTACTCAAATAATTTATTATGCTTTTCTTCGTAGAATTGAAAAAGAAAAGAAAATTCTTTATACCAAATATAAATCTACAGAATTATTTAATATTCAAAACGCATTAAGTCCAGAAGACGGCGAGTATATTAAATCTAGCGAAGGTGCAACAGAAAACACTAATATCTTTATCCGTGAATTTGAAGAAAAGAGATTCAATAAGTGAAAGTAGCTCTCGTAACCGATACTCATTGGGGTTGTCGTAATGACAGCCAAATATTCGCAAAATATTTTTCTAAGTTTTGGAAAAATATTTTCTTTCCATATCTAGACGAACATAAGATTGATCATGTAATTCATCTAGGTGACATTGTAGATAGACGTAAGTATATTAACTTTCTATCTGCCAATAATCTTAAAAACGATTTCATTTATCCTTTAATGGAAAGAAATATCAATTTCTGGTGTCTGATTGGTAATCATGATATCTTTTATAGAAATAGTCTAGAGATTAATGCATTAGATCAGTTGTATGATAATAGTTCTTTAATCAATTTAGTTAAGAAACCTACAGAATTACAACTTGGCAATTGTGATATTCTTTTAATGCCATGGATATGTTCTGAAAATTGGAATCAATGTTGGGATGCTATAAAGAATAGTAAGAGTCAAGTGATGATGGGTCATCTTGAATTGAATGGTTTCGAGATGCATCGTGGCGCTGTGTGCGATACAGGATTTGATCCAGAAGAGTTTCAAAAGTTTGATTTAGTATTGTCGGGTCATTTTCATCACAAATCTTCTTATGGAAACATTCACTATCTCGGCTGTCCATATGAGATTACATGGAGTGATTATAATGATCGAAAAGGATTTCATATCTTTGATACAGAGACAAGAGAACTAGAATTCATTCAAAATCCATACTCAATGTTTTATCGTTTCGAATATGATGACGTAGATATGAATATTGAAAAAATAGTTGAAGAGATTGATTATGCTGGTTATAATGAAACATATATGAAGGTCATTGTCAAGAATAAGACTAATCCTTATATGTTTGACGTATTCATCGATAATTTAGAGAAGAGTGGTGTTCACAATATTCAGATTATCGAAGATATGTTGAATATTGATATAGATAATGAAGATGATTTGATTGATGAGGCAAAGTCAACGATAGAGATGTTGGAAACCTATGTCGATCAAATCGAAACAAAGTCAAATAAGAAACGTTTAAAGACACTATTCCATAATCTATATAACGAAGCATTGACACTGGAGTAATACTTGATTACGTTCAAAAAAATACGTTATAAAAATATTCTCAGTACGGGTAATGCTTTTACTGAGATTGATTTTCTTCGTAATAAGACTACATTGATTATTGGTGAAAATGGAGCAGGTAAGAGTACAGTTCTAGATGCCCTATCTTTTGCTCTTTATGGTAAACCTTTTCGCAAGATTAACAAGCCACAACTTCTAAACTCTGTCAATCAAAAAGGATTGATTGTTGAGATTGAATTGGCGGTAGGTAAAAAAGAGTATATGATACGTCGTGGTATCAAACCAAATATTTTCGAAATTCATCAAAATGGTAATCTTATCAATCAAACAGCATCTATAAGAGACTATCAGGATTTTCTTGAAAAGAATATTCTCAAGATGAATCATAAATCTTTTAGTCAAGTTGTTGTTCTTGGTTCTTCTACGTTTGTGCCGTTTATGCAATTGACTGCGGCTCAACGAAGAGAGGTGATTGAGGATCTTCTAGACCTACAAATCTTTTCTACTATGAATAATCTATTAAAGGAAAAGATTCAGACATCTAAGAATGATATCCGGGAAACTCAATATCAAATCGACTTACTAGAGGAGAAGATAGAAATTGAAAACAATCATCTTAAATCAGTCGTCGCCGATGTCCAAAACACAATCGATCAGAAAAAAGAAAAACTTCACGTATGCGAGGAAGCAATTGCTATACAAACTGGGACACTTGAACATCTTACGAGCGAAATTGGATCTCTGGAACGAGGAATCAGAGACAAGAACAAGACTGAAATCCAACAAGAAGAAATCCGCAATGTCGCTCAAAAGCTCCGGGATAAAGTAAAGAAAATCAATAAGGATATTCAATTCTTTGAACACTATGATAATTGCCCAACATGTAAACAAGATATCTCTCAACACTTCAAAGATGAAGTTCTTATAGAGAAACGTGAATCCCTAGAAAAGACCGAGAATGGTATTAATGGATTAAAAGAAAAGAGTGCCGAGTTACAGGAACGGCTAGATGAGATTGTAGAGGTTACTCTTCAGATTTCTGAACTAAATGAAAAGGTAAATGAATGCAATCAACAGATTCGTATTAACAATCAGTTCATCACAGAATTAAATAATGAAATTTCTACGTTGACAGATAAGATGAATGATGTTAAACATGATAGTTCATCCGTTGATAAATTGAAAGGAGAAAAGAATCAGTATCAGAAACGCAAGGTAGATTTGAATGAAGAACAATCTCTTTTTCGTGTAGGATCAGAGATGTTAAAAGATAGTGGTATCAAGTCACGTATTATCAAACAATATGTGCCTTTGATGAATAAGTTTATCAATCACTATCTACAACATCTTGGTTTTTTCGTACAGTTTGAATTAGATGAAAACTTTAACGAGAAAATCAAATCAAGGTTTCGCGATGAGTTCTCTTATGAGAGTTTTAGTGAAGGTGAGAAAATGCGTATCGACCTATCGCTTCTATTCACGTGGAGAACCATTGCGAAACTTCGAAATAGTGTCAGTACAAATCTTCTTATCATGGATGAAGTGTTTGATAGTTCTCTTGATAATAACGGTACAGAAGAGTTTCTAAAAATTCTTGAAGGGTTGACCGCAGATACTAATACGTTTATTATTAGTCATAAATCAGACATGATGATAGATAAATTTAGAAGTATTATTCGTTTTGAAAAGCATCAAAATTTTTCTAGGATTGCGGCATGAAGGCGTGGGGTATTCTTATAAAGTATAACGGTGAACTCGGTAATTGGGATGGTCTGTGGTTTCATAACATTACTCCAATAAGAGGTTTGACTAGACTTGGATATAGAACAAAGGAGGAAGCGGATACCTGGATAAAAAGAAATAATATGAAGAGTTGTGTGTCCAGAGAGTTTGAAGCCAGTGATTACTGTGTATATAGAGATGAACTCTTTGATAGGTGTGACTTTTGCGAATGTTGGAAGAAAAATGCTTGATGGTATCGAATGGGCACGGTTGGGATTTATTCGTTATGAGATTGTTATTCTAGAATTTGAATCTACAAAATATCCAGATAATGAATTGTTTCCTCAAATGATTGATTTTTATAAAAAAGAGTTGAAGAAACTAGAGGATAAAATAAATGACTGAATCTAAAAAACTATGGAAGAGAGTAAAGAAAATGGACTTAGGTAACCCTGTAATTACTGTTTTAGTTGGTATTGTAGTATTCTATATCGGGCTGAAGATGTTCAGTGGTGGTATGAAGAGTATGGGTAATATGGAACATTTTAACTACTTTATTCACAATCCGTTATGGATGTTCTTAGGCGGTATTGTTATGACACTTCTCTGGCAATCGTCGTCTCTTAGTACAACAGCAATCATTGCTCTTGTAGCATCAGGAGCAGTCCCTCTACCAGCAGCGATTGCTGCCGTACTTGGAGCCAATATTGGTACTACGGGTACAATCTGGATTGCAGGACTTCTGGTATCTGATGGAATGCCAAAAGGCGATACACTTAGAATTGCTATGGCACATACTGGTGTCAATCTAGTAATGGCACTTTCTATGCTTCCATTCGTAAATCATATTGCAAGGTTGTTGACAAGACTATCTTAGGAGTATATAATGTTTACTAATGAATTGTTATATAAGACCACTGAACTATTTGATTTTGAAAATCCGCAGATGGATCCACATGAGTTATATAATCTCTTAGCAGATACGATGATTAAAGGACGTGGCGTGGGTTTATCGGCAAATCAGATTGGTCTTCCTTATCGAGTATTCGTAATGGGAGATCCTACAAATCGAGAATCTATCATTCCAGTATTCAATCCAACGATTGTTTTTCGTTCAGATGATACGATGACACTTGATGAAGGATGTTTAAGTTTTCCTGGTCTTTATATTAAGATTAAGAGACCCACATCCATTCGTGCTCGTATGACTACAATTGATGGTGAAACAGATACTGCTACGTTTGAAGGATTCACGGCTAGAGTATTCCAGCACGAATATGACCATATGGAAGGATACGATTTCCGTAAGCGAGCAAATCGGTATCATCTAGATAAGGCAATGAAAGATTTAAGACTATTACAGAGAAGGAGAAAACAACGTGCAGCGTGATGATTATCATGATTTCGTATTATCTGTGACCAGTGATTATAGTAAGAATCGCGTATCTTTTCTAAGACGCATGGAAGAACTTTCCATGTTAGATAAAGTCAAGATTACTCACTTACTAACTGCTGCACTAGGTCTTACTGGTGAAGCAGGAGAGTTTGCTGACCATGTAAAGAAGATTTCTTTCCATGGAAAAGAACTTACAGACGAACTAAGAGACAAGATGATTCTTGAACTTGGTGATGTTATGTGGTATGTAATTCAAGCGTGCGAAGGGCTTGACATATCACTAGAAGATGTAGTACAATTAAATATTGATAAATTGAGTAAACGCCATGATGGTGGTTTTACAAAGGATTATAAGAGTTGATTCTATCTCCAGAAGATGCTACCTATGCTGCTAATGTTTTCGTAGATTATTTTTCCAATTTCGGAAGAATTGATGATTATCTACGAAAAGTAAAATTAGAAAGAATGGAGAGTTATCCCACATCTCTTCCAGGCATGGGTCCACAAGATGAAATGTTTTCAGATTTTTCTATAAATCCAAATGATATGGATTTTGAGTGTAGAGAAGTTACTAATGAAACTTTCATGTATTATTTGGAAGTTGTGACTTCTCATGCCATAGAGTCTTCTATACCAGGAAAATCTTTACGTTACATTGTCTATGAAAAGAACACCAACAAGATTGTTGGATTTATTCGTATGGGTTCTCCTACTATCAACTCTAAGCCTCGTAATGAATTTCTAGGCAAACCACTTGACACTCTTAATAAAGATGTAATGAAAAGATTCAATCAATCTTCTATTATGGGTTTCATTATTGTACCTACACAACCTTTTGGTTTTAATTATCTTGGTGGTAAATTGTTGGCTGCCATTTGTTGTTCACATCTTGTCAAAGATAAATTGAATGAAAAATATGGTGGTCCTTTTTGCATGTTTGAAACAACTTCTCTTTATGGATCTACCAAAGGTGCATCACAGTATGACGGTATGAAACCATTTCTTCGTTATAAAGGTAATACCGATTCGGACTTTGCGCCACTTATTAATGATGAAAACTATCGTCGTTTAAGTGATTGGTTTATCGAAAGAAATAATGGTGAAAGTCTGGTACCAGAAGATGCATCTTCTCGTAAGTTAAAGACACAAACAAAAATGATTGCAATTATTAAATCTTCTTTGAAAGAATTTGACAAAAAAGAGCTTGACAAATTTACTACAGCATGTAATAATGCTAAAGGTTTGACAGAGAAGAAACGTCAATACATGTCAGACTATGGTTATGAAAACGTGAAAGAGTATCTTAACATGGAAACGGATACGCTTATCAAAAAGGATAACTATGATCGTTATAGTTTTGATGGTGTTGTCTCTTGGTGGAAAGATAAGGCTTCGAAAAGATTTGAATCTTTGAAGAATGATTCAAGAATTAGATCAGAAATCGAAGTCTGGAATAATAATCCAGAATCTATTGACATCATTCGTTAAATGTATTATACATAATAATAGTGCGGGTGTCGTATAATGGCATTACCTGAGATTTCCAATCTCATGACGGGGGTTCGATTCCCTCCACCCGCTCCAAACTTGGAAAGCAGAATTTTTAAAATGATTGAAGAAGACTTCGTAAAGAAACAGTATGACGATTGGCTCGCCACAAATCCAATAGAAGATGATGTTTTAGAAGAATCTAACTTACGTCAGATGATCATTGATGATCTAACTAATGTAAGTCAAATGACCGTTGAAGAGTATACACTTTATCAGAAGTATCTTGAAATACACGAAAGATATCCTTCTGAAAAAAGAAGTACTATCTTCGGCGAAGAGTATCTATTTGCCAACGAAGAACATCGCAAATTAATACATGAATGTAAGGCCAAAATCTGGATGCCAGAGTCTCCAGAAGATTTCGACAAACTTGATATTGAAATGATCTATACTGATGAAAACAATCTTGACACGAATATGAGTGCAGGATCAACTATCAACAAGTGGAACTGCATACGCACATTTACAAGTACGATGAAAAACAATTCTAACATCGGCCGTAACATGCACTATATTATTCGTGACCGTATAACTGAAAAGTATCTCGGTGTTATTTGTATTACAGGTGATTTTATTGACTTGACACCTCGCGATAATTATATTGGTTGGGATCGTGAATTTAAAACAAAGAGTGGCAAACTAAATCATACTTGTATTGGTTCTACTATCGTGCCACTCCAACCTCTTGGTTTTAATTACACAGGTGGCAAACTTCTTGCATTGCTTTGTCTTTCTGATGTTGTACAGAATCAGTGGAAACAAAACTACGGCAATACTCTTGTGTCTGTAACGACTACCAGTCTCTATGGTAAATCAAAGGCTGGCGGTCTAAGTCAGTATGACAATTTAAAACACTGGAAGAAAATGGGTTATTCTTCTGGTTCTTTGACATATGAAATGACGAAGAGTGTAGAACGAGAAATGCTTCGTTTCTTTAAGAAACACGATACAGAAAGATATTTTATACATTATGTGGCCAAGAACAAGAACGGTCTTATGTTGAAACGTGATCATCGTAATCGTTATCGTAGCCGTGCATTTTCTAAGTTGAATATTCCTAAAGAGATTATTCGTTCTGAACATCATCGTGGTATCTATTTCTCTCCCTTGTATAATAATACTTGTGAGTATTTAAGAGGAGAAATTGATGATTCTAAACTTGTAAAGTCTTTTGATACGAGTGTTGAATATCTTGTAAATCTTTGGAAGACCAAGTATGCATCAAAACGTATTAAAAGTCTCATAAAAAACGATAGAACAAATCTAAATGAAACTTTGTTCTATGATGATATTTGTTTCATGAATTGGGAAGAAACAAAAGAAAGATATCTAACACAGGTAGGAAGATGATGATTAACAAAAATGATAAAATGACAAAAACAGGCGAACTTGGTGAAAGATTGGTTGCTCATGGAAAAAGAAAAGCATAAATCTCTTGACAAAAATACCAAAGTTTGATATTATATAAAGATGATGAAAGAAGGAGTGAACTTATGTCTGAGATGATTGACTATAAATTTGACGAAGACCGTCTAATTTCCGAATTGAAAGACTATATAGATAGTACATATGATGCACACTACTCGCAGACAAAGTTTCAAGCAACAGAGTTTATTTTTGACTCTGGTCATGGAATGGGTTTCTGTATCGGTAACGTTTTGAAGT